AGACATGGTGGGATTTAGGCTTTGGCGACAGCACCGCTATTTTCTGGGTGCAACGCATTAACGATGCAATTCATGTAATTGACTATTACGAAGCTAGCGGCGAACCCCTGGCACATTATGTAGAGGTGCTACGCGAGAAAGCGTCCGGGGGTCGCTTCGAGTATTCATCCCACGTTATGCCGCATGATGTCAAACAACGCAGCCTCGATACCGGTCGTTCGCGTGTTGAAGCCTTCCGACAAATGGGATTGCAATGCGAAATTCTACCAATCCATCGGGTTGAGGACGGCATTGATGCAGTACGCAGAATGCTGAAAAAGTGCTGGTTCGATGATTTGAAAACACGGCGCGGCGTAGATTGCTTGCGCCAATATCGAGCGCAGTATGATGATAAACGCCGCACCTTCAGATTAAGACCGGTGCATGATTTTGCTTCGCACGCCGCCGACGCTTTCCGTTATGGGGCGATGTTCAATCCCTGGGACTATGACTGGGAGCCGATAACGTACTCGAATCAAGGAATCGTATGAGCATTCGAATTCAGAACCAACTCACTAATCAAAGAATTGTTCTACAAACACTGGAACAGCGGATTGCGGTGCTAGAAAAAGAAATGGAAGCATTGCAACGCAGGAAAAGGAAATCGAAAAATGGCGAACAACGAAGCCCTGTCAGACGATCAGATACTCTCAATCATTCAGCAGGAAATTAGTTCTGCTGCTGGTAATGATACCGGCGAACTGAGCAACGAACGTGCGGCTGCGCTCGACTATTACCTGGGCGAAGCGTATGGCGATGAAGTAGACGGGCGTAGCAGTGTTGTCACCCGCGAAGTGCTGGAAACCGTCGAATGGATTTTGCCATCTTTGATGCGGATTTTCACCGACACCGATAATGCCGTGGTTTTCGAACCGACTGGCCCTGAAGATGTGCAACAGGCTCGTCTTGAAACCGATGCAGTTAATCATGTTTTCTGGAAAAACCAGCGCGGCTTTTTCAACGTTTACAGTTTTTGCAAAGATGCGTTACTCAGCAAAACCGGCATTTTAAAAATTGCTTATGATGAGCAAAGCGCGACGGAGCGTGAAGAATATCGCAATCTGACGGACATCCAGTTAGGGCAATTACTGAACGACCCGGAAGCCGAACGGCAAGTGCTGGAAGTCGAAGAAAATGAAGACGGCTACCATGTTGTGTTTGAAACCAAACGTGAAGATGGGCAGATTACGATTACGCCTATCCCCCCGGAAGAATTCGGCATTAGCAGTGAGGCGAATACGCCGTATGTAGAAGACGCGCAGTTCGCGTATCACCGGGCACGAAAAAGCTATTCCGATTTAATCGCGATGGGCTTTGAACCTGAATTTATCAGAAGTTTGCCCGACGATGATGATATTGACGATGCGGAAAGTCTGGCGCGTCGTAATCTCAGTGATGAAGACAGTTTCAATAACGGTACAGGGGCAGAAGAACTGCGCTACTACTGGATAACAGAAGCGTATTTACGCATTGATCGTGATGGCACTGGGGCACAGCTTTTACAAGTCATGTTAGCGGGTGGCAATGATGCAACCAGCGGTTCGAGACTGATGAGCATCGAGCCGGTAGACCGAATGCCGTTTGCAACGGTCGCACCGATATTGCTGACGCATAAGTTTTTCGGCTTGTCGATTGCTGATCTAACAATGGATTTGCAACGCATCAAGTCCACCCTGTTAAGAAGCGTGTTAGACAATACTTATCTCGCGAACAATCAGCGCATGGCGGTCAATGATCGCATGGTGAATCTGGATGATTTAGTAACTTCACGCCCCGGTGGAGTTGTCCGTTTTAAAGGCGACCAGCCCGCCGCGAATTACATCACCCCCATCCCGCATAACCCGTTGCCGCAAAGCAGTTACGGCATTATGGAATACTTGGATGATGTACGGAAACAACGGACTGGTGTTGGCGATGAAGTGGCTGGTCTGGACGGAAATTCGTTAGCCAGTGTGAATCCCAGTGTGGCCGCACTGAGTTTTGATGCAGCCCGTATGAAGGTTGAATTGATTGCCCGCATCATTGCTGAAATCGGATTAAAGACGGCCTATTCACTGATACACGAATTGCTGATGAAACATAAGAGTGGCGAGTTTGTCTTTATGCGTAACGGCCAGTGGGCAGCAGTCAGTCCAAGTGAATGGCGTACTCGCAAAAACTCCACCGTACAAGTTGGCGTAGGTAACGCGTCCAGGGAACGTCGCCTGATGGCTCTGGAAGCGGTGATGTCAAAACAGATGGAACAGGCTGCAAATGGTGGCATGGGGCAGGTGTTGAATCCGATGAATCTCTACCAGACGTTATCGGACTGGACACATGCCTGGGGCTTGGAGCCAGCCGCGTACTGGACAGATCCCAGAATGCAGCCGCCGCCACAACCACAGCCAGACGTACAGGCCGAAGCGATGATGATGCAAGCACGCGCCTTGATGACCGATGCTGAAAGCAAAATCCAGCGTAATCAGATTGAGATGGAGAAAGTGAAACTTGAAAACGCGATTCGAGTTGCCGAAACAGATCTGAAAGCACGCGAACAAAAACTCAAACTCGATATCGAGTTAATGAAAGCTGAACTCGCTGCGATGGCACAAAAGAACGATGGCGAAGAAAAAATAGCCTCACTTGAATTGCAGATGGACAAAGCAGACACCGAAACACGTCTGAAAGAATTGCAGATGCAATTAGATACTGAGAGTAGAAATAGCCAGCAGGAAATAGATATCTATAAAGCACAGTTAGCGGCTATGACTAAACTGACTAGCGAAGGGATGAAGATAGAAAATCAGGATGCACTGGCAAACATGCAGTCGATGTCCACCTTACTGGCAGAAGAAAACAACCAACTAAAAACGGAGATAGAAGCACTGAATGGAGAACGAAACCAAACTGATAGCGGAGCGTGAGAGAGCCGCGCTTGCGGAGCAAGTAATTAAAAACCCGGTCTATGTCGAAGCGAAAGACATGATTACAGGCAACTTGATAGATGCTTGGAAAAGTACACATGTATCGCAAGATCAGGAACGGGAAAAGATTTTTTTAATGCTGCAAATGGCTGAGCAGTTTTTCGATGTGTTAGACACAACGATTCGCACCGGCAAGTTTGCAGAGTTGCAACTGGGAGATCCAAATGGCTGAGAATGTCAACGCTGCACAAAATGAATTACCTTTAAACGCTACGCCACCACCAGCGCGGCCACAAAGTATAGAGGAAAGAATTCAGGCCACGCTTCAACCTGTGTCTGATTCACCACCCCCGGAAGAACAGGCGGAACCGGAAACACCGTTAGAATCGGCAGAGCCGGAACCCGCAGAAACCGAGGAAAGTGAGTCAGCAGAGATTGAAGCATCGACTGAAGAAGAACCTGCTACTACTGGCACAGAGGATGAGTCGGTTGAGGAAGTCGCACTCACCTCCCTACCGGAAGTTGCGGAGCATCTTGGCGTGGATATGTCAGACCTATACGGCTTGTCTATCCCGATAACCGATGCAGATGGAAATCGTCGTGATATCACTCTGAGCGAATTCAAAGATTCAGTGCAGAATGTCGAACGTGCGAAAGTAATGGCTGAGGAAGCAAAAACATTACGCGAACAGGCACAAAAGGATATTTCTGAGCATAAAGAATCTTTTCAGGCAGAGCATACCCAGAGTGCACAACTTCTGGGAGCACTGGAACAAGCTGTGTTAGAACCTTATAAGAACCTCGACTGGGAAGGTTTGAAGACGGCTGATCCGACTAGTTGGGCTGTGAAGCGTGCAGAGTTTCAAGAACGACAGGAAGGATTCAATCAAATTAGACAAAACGCGGCGGTCGCCTATGAACAGGCAAAGCAGCGTTTTACACAAGAGGAAGAAAAAACATATGTTGAACGTCTGAGAAAAGAGGAAGAACATTTGTTTTCGAAACTACCAAAGTGGCAGGACGAGAGTGTGAGGGCGACCGAGCAGGAAAGTCTAAAAAATTATCTGATTGCCAATGACTATAGTGACGCTGAAGCAGCAGGAATATCTGATCATCGACTCGTAGTGTTAGCGCACAAAGCGATGCAGTTTGATCAGCTTGATAAGCAAGCGAACGTTGCTAAGAAAAAAGTGCTGAAGATTGGAACGAAGAACCTGAAGCCAGGTGCGAAACGTTCCAAAGCAAATGCACGCCAGGACGCTGAAAAAGCCCTGAAAGCTAATCTGCGTAAAAGCGGAAGTACCCAGGATGCGGAGGCGTTAATTAAACATAGACTAGGTTTATAGAGGTAAAATTTATGGCAGTTCCAACAGGAAGTTATCAGACTTACACTGCCATCGGTGAGAGGGAAGACCTCTCCGATATCATCTACGATTGACTGAGGTCGTAGTAAAATCTTCTCTGATTGACTTGGAAGCCCAGGCGTGGGCGACAGGGCGGAACCTGTAGAGATACGGGATCGTGAACGACTAAGCGAGAAGAACTTTTGAAAAAAGGTATGCGATAGTCTGAACTGCTGCATAACGCAAATTGAAACAGCAGAGGCGAGAGCCGTAACATTTTTTGATCAGTCCGATGGACACTCCATTCATGTCGAACGTTTCGAGAGAAAGCGCGTCGGCGGTTTTTTATGAGTGGCAAACAGATTCGTTATCTGCTGCGGCGGCGAATGCACAAATCGAAGGCGATGATGCAAATACGTCCACCGCTTCACCGACGAGTCGATTAGGCAATTACACGCAAATCTCTACCAAGGTTCCGCGTGTTACCGGAACGCTTGATGCAGTGAATACTGCTGCACGCGGATCCGAAATGAGTTACCAGTTGAGTAAGCGCGGAAAAGAGCTAAAGCGAGACATAGAAACCGCTTTGACTGCGAACACGGCTGCAACAAGTGGCGGTGCTGGAACAGCGCGAGTCTGTGCAGGACTGGGTGCGTGGTTATCCACTAACCAAGTTCAGCAAGGGGCTAGTGCCACGACGCCATCTACGAGCTCGGGTGCTCCAGGAACCGCCCCGACAGCCGGGACGGCGGCCGTTTTTGCTGAAGCCAATCTCAAGGCGGTTGTAAAATCGTGCTGGGATAATGGCGGCGATCCGGGCGTAATCATGTGCGGAAGTTTTAACAAACAAACTGCTTCGGCGTTTGGCGGAATCGGTACGCAGTATCGTGACGCACAGCCGGACGGCGCACTGGCTCCCGGGTCGATAGTCGGGTCGGCCAGCGTATATATTTCCGATTTTGGTCAACACCAAATCGTCGCAAATAGGTTTCAACCTGCGGCCACGGTGTTTGCCCTTGATATGGAATACTGGTGTGTTGCATACCTGCGACCAATCCAGACCACGAAGCTGGCGAAAACTGGTGACAGTGAGCGAAGTATGATTCTTGCGGAGTACACGCTTGGTTCCAAGAACGAAGCGGCTTCTGGCAAGGTCTATACCACTACCACATCATAGACGTAACGACTCTACGTCTTTGTGGCTTATTGGGGCTTCTTTTGAAGCCCCTTTTTTTTAAAGGAAATTTTTATGAAGAAATATAAAACTGCTCGACAGATGAACCATGGCAGCAAAAACTTTTCGAACAATAAAAATCAGTTTATGAAAAACACGGGTAATTTCAGCACACAAGGCAGCAAGCAGTTACCGAAAAACGTGACCTTCTCAGCGACCAGTAAACGGCACGCATGAGCAAAAAGTTAATTGATTACAACGCGCAAACGGCCACTCAAACTTGGCATGACTACGATGAAGTAAACGACGTTACTACCATCGCAGAAATACAAGATGTTGAACCGTCGTTAGAACTATCAAAAAGTTTCCGTAATGCTGACATTTCAGGCGGCGCGGGAAGTTCGAGTGATGGCTTGCGTTTAAACCAATACTCAAAGCAAGGCATTGCGAATGACATGTGGCATGTCGCGGATATTCCGAATTCGGTGATCATGAAGTGGAAGCGTGAAAAAGGCGTAGACATTTTCAACAAGCACCAGTGGAATGAAGTGAAGAAGCTCTTGAACGATCCTGAGTGGGCGTATTTGAGGACTGGTACTGGGCGTGTCTGAACTGCTGACAGATTGTCATCATGCGCTGAACTTAGGCGATATGGATCTGGCCGGTGCTTTGCTTTTAGAGCACATGCACGAAACGCCGGATGACGTAGACGCTTGGGTCATGCTGACACGCTTTCTGATAGATGGCGGTAAAGCACCATTTGCCTATCCGATTGCACTAGCAGCGGCGAAGCGAAAGAAAACGTGGCAGACCTGGATGGCAGTCGGCGCGACAGAAGCGGCTTTGCAGTTATCTAAGAAGGCGTTGGTTTCGCTTAAAAAAGCGTTAGTGCTGATGCCGAAAAATGAGCCGACCTGGAACCGCGCCATGCTCTATCGCGTGATGGCTAATGCCAGCGTGCAAGGGTATGCGTTCAATGTCGCAGAGCAATATGCTGAACTGTCACTGGAAATAGAGCCGCACCCGCAAGGTCATTCTGCATTAGCGTTTGCGAAGTTACATCAGCGCAAATGGCGAGAAGGCTGGTATCACTATCAGTTTCAGTTAGGTCATGCAATGTTTCGCGACAAGCACGACTATAACTTACCGGAGTGGAAGGGCGAACCGGAAGCCAGAGTGCTGGTGTATGGCGAACAGGGTTTAGGTGATCAAATTGCCTACATGAGCAACTTTTCTGGAAATCTGAACCAGTTAAACGTACATCCAAAGCTCAAAAATCTGTTTGCGAGAACGTTTCCAGATGTGCAGGTGTTTGGTGATCAATTCACTCCCGAATTCAAACATCGAGTCACAGCCACCCATCAAACCAGCATGGCAACGGCAATGCAGTGGGCGACGATGAAACGGCGTGACGGCTATCTGAAAACACATCGGGAACGCGAACTGATGTGGGCAGGACTGTTAGCCAGTCTCGGTAGTCAGCCGAAAATCGGTATTGCCTGGACAGGTGGTATGCAGAATTCAGACGGATGGCGTACTAGGCGTTTGGGTTTGCAACAGTTAAAACCATTGCTGGAAGAACCGTATCAGTTTATCTCACTGCAATATAAAGATTATGCGTCCGAAATTGGTGAGTTTTACCGCGACACTGGTATCAAAATTCATGACTTTCCCTGGGGAACGCAAACCGATGATTATGAAGAAACGGCTGCGTTAGTAAATTGTCTCGATGCAATCGTTTGTGTTCCGACTACGGCTTATCACCTTGCAGGTGCGTTGGGTAAGCCGGCGATGGTGTTAGTACACGACCAGCCGCATTTTCATGAGGGACTAGAGGGCGACTGCCCCTGGTGGCAGAGCGTCGAGTTCTTCCGTCGCCCACAACTCGGTACTGAACGTGCTATCGAAGCAGTTATCGACCGACTGCAAAAACTATTTTCTGGAGTATCACGAATTGAATCAGCGGAGCATTTTTAATGAGAATCTACATCGGCGTTGATCCACGTCAGCCAATAGCCTACAACGTTTTGCAGTGGAGCATTACGCGCAGAACCAGTAAACCGGTTGCAATCATTCCGCTCGTCCGACCACAGCTACCGGTTGATCGCGTCGGACTTACGGAATTTACTTTTACACGCTATCTCTGTCCCGCTTTAAGTGGTTATCAGGGTATTAGCGTTTTTCTCGATCCCGATATGTTGATGCAAGCTGATATTTGCGAACTCGCAAACTTTATGGACGGCGAACATGCTGTCTATGTGCGCAAAAGCGAGAAGCAATTCGAATGGCCGTCGCTGATGATTTTCAACAACGAAAAGTGTCGAAAACTCACACCTGATTACATCAATAATGAGACGAATAACCCTGCTGATTTTAGTTGGGCGGATTCGGTTGGCGACTTACCAGCAGAGTGGAATTTTTGTGTGGGATACGACACCCTTTCGGGCAGTGGTGTAGGTTTTCCCAAGCTAATCCACTATACCGCTGGTATCCCACACTTTCCTGAACTTCGGCAATGCGAGTTTAGTGCAGAATGGTGGGAAGAATACGAATCCATGACCGGCAACTGCTCCTGGCTAGAACTCATGGGCGATTCAGTTCACGCCGAGTGGGTGCTAAACCAACTGCAAGCCCGAAAAGATAACTGGAAAGCAAGGCATTGAACGATATTCATCCAACCGCTGTTATCGAGGATGGCGCGGAATTAGGAAATAATAATATTGTCGGGCCTTATTGCTATATCACCAGCAATGCAAAAATTGGTGATAACAATCATTTTGTCAGCCATGTCTGCGTTGGCACGAAAGCACAACATCGGGAAAATGTGCCGGAAGGGTTTGTTGAAATTGGTAATGACAATGTAATTCATAGTTTCAGTCAGTTTCATTGCAGCACAAATCCTGCTGCACCGACGCGCATCGGCAATAACTGTCTATTAATGACTAACAGTCACATCGCGCACGACTGCATTCTCGAAGACAACGTGACGATGAGCAGTAACAGTACGCTCGGTGGTCACACTTATATTATGCGCGGTGCTAATTTAGGATTCGGCACGATTACCCATCAGAAACAAATAATCGGTAGCTATGTCATGACCGGGATGGGGACTGTGTTTCCGAAAAACACTTCGATCAAGCCGGGGTATATCTATGCAGGTAATCCAGCCAAGTGTTTGAAGAAAAACAGCATCGGCCTAGAGCGGAACAACATTAGTGAAGAAGTTTTAGCAAAAGCGCGAGAGGATTTCGAAAATTTAGAAATGGGCTGGGCTGGTCGCAAGGTGCGATCAACAAAAGCACCGGTAACGCCTATTTCTAAAGATTTTGGAGAACTCGCAATTCACACCATTTTACAAGATTACGAAAAAACGCGAGATAGACGTTATGACGAATTAAAGTGGGATTTGTGTGATGCGGTCGTGAAATTGTTTCCGACTTGCGACTGGCAGAAATTTTCAGTGCTGTACGACCAGACCTTTAGTTTGCTCTGGCAGCAAATGGAAGATTTCAAAGACACGCAGTTTCAGATTCGAGAGCGGTTGATCGAACCGGCCAGAGCCTTGTTTAATGAAGAACCGCTGTACGGTAGAAAAAACACTGGCTGGCTAATTCGAAACATGACGGTCGGGATGTATGCGCCGTACAAGCACGTCCGCGCTTTCATGCAAGGTCAGGCAGAAGATGGTAGACCACCGATAGCCTATGTTTACGGAGCGGTTGACCCGAAGGAAACGCACGCGCTACAAAAACTGGGAATCAAGGTACGCAATAGCACTGATCCAGCCGAGCTCCGCGCATTTATCGAACTCGATGACGTAGGCACGCTAATAGCAGATTCTTATTCTTCTTACGTTTTGACATTGTTTGAAATGCGAAGCGCACCGATTCAGTTCTATCTGTCGCCTGGGTTTCAAATGTTTCCAGCCGACGCGGTGTTGATACCGCCGACTCAAAATCATTGGGCGAATAACACGATTGACGTGCAAAGCCCGATGCTCTGGGAACATCTGTATCAAAAGACAGAATTACAACCGAAGCCAGGAAAGATTGTTTTCGGAACTCTAGGGCGATTTGAAAAAATTACACCTGAATTTTTAGGCACTGTTAAACAAATTCTGAATCGTGTGGAAGGCTCGGTGTTCGCAGCCTATGGGCGCGGTAGCCTCGTCTACTCGGATAAACGGATTATGAATATGGGTTTTGCGAATCCACACGCTGTACTACCTAACATAGATGTTTACCTGGATACATTTCCCACATGTGGCGGCATAAGCGTCTGGGAAGCGATGGCACATCGAGTACCAGTCGTTAGTCTGTCTGCCCCGTCCTGGGATTCGTGGAATAGCGTGAAACCAAATGTGCAGCAAACGACAGACGCATACATTGAAAAAGCGTTAAACCTTTTGAAAAAACCGGACACGAATGCCGGTTATCAGCAAGCCCGTTCTTTCGCAAATGTGAATTATGCGGGTAAGCAACTGAATGAGGTGATTGAAAAGTGGCGATTACAAATTTTGCAGAACTCAAAACAGCGATTAGCAACTGGACAGCGCGAAGCGATTTAACGACAGCCTATCTGGAGGAATTCATTGACCTTGCAGAGACATGGTTGAAGCGCGAACCGGCTGATCCAGATGCGGCTGAAGTTGGCGGAATTCGCAGTAACATTACGCGTGCAACCGGCAATCTCAGTGGCGTAACGTTAGCTCTGCCTAGTGATTTTCTGGAAATGTATCGGCTAACGATTACTGAAAGCGGAAGCTATACGACGCTCCGTTATCTCAGTCCCAATGAACTGAGTATTTATCATCAATCGGGAACTGGGCTACCGCAGTTTTTTACTATTAGCGATGTTATTGAGTTCGATATCGAACCAGACTCGACCTATGCCTATGAGTTGAGTTATTACCCTTCAATTCCGGCTTTGAGCGACAGCCAGACAACGAACTGGGTGATTACGAATTATCCAGACGTGTATCTGGCAGCAACCATGTTTCACGCGAGTCGCTTTCTGCAAGATGACAAGGCTTCGACCAACTGGCTTCAGCAATATAAAGCGAGTGCCTATAGTGCATCTCAGACTTATCTGACTGGCCGCAGTTCGCAAGGCAGTATCGCTATCAAAACGGATTCATCAACACCATGACGCTGCAAACAATCCCTTTCGGAGAGTGGACACCCGACCTGGCTGACATCGGTAATCCGGGGCTGACACTTGCTCAAAATGTTGTCACGCATCGCGGCGGCTATATGCCGTTCAAAAGTATCAGCGAAGACACAACCGCGCTGAGTGCCTATGCGCGTGGCGCGTTTTCTGCTAGCGATGCTGATGGCAATAGTGAAGTGTACGCTGGCGATGAAACGAAATTGTATCGACTGGGCAGCACTGGCACATGGGCTGACGTTTCAGGTTCGACTTTTTCAACCGATGCTGAGAATAGCTGGACGTTCATCAAGTGGGGCGAGAAAGTAATCGCCTCCAACGATGAGACAACCCAGATTCGCAGCTTTGGCGGTTCAGGCAACTTTGCCGCACTGAGCGGCGCACCGGCCTGTAAGGATATGGCGGTATGCCGTGGTTTTATCGTGATGGGCAATGTCCTGTCGGGAAGTC